TGCAACAACTGGCGCGGGGCCAAATATGGCTTGAAAGAGGGTGTGGTAAGCAAACATTAGTATGTGTAACCTTGTGAAGCTGTGCCGTACCAGTTTGTGCCATCCGCAATAAACGCAAGGATGTCTAGCTTACCGACTGTTGCGGTAATGGTCGGCGCGCCTATGCTGCCCCATTTGACACCCGTAAACGTAGCCGTTGTAGCTGTACCTGATGCGGGTTGCTTCAACAACAAAGTAAACGATTTACCGGCGGTTGCTGTTGGCATCGTAAACGTACAAGCCGTGGCAGAGGTCAACGTAGCCGTCAAGATCGTACCGGCAGTAATTGCCAAAGTAGCAGATGCACCGACCGTACCGCTTGCGACAATTGTTTCGGTGTAGGCGGTTGGTACAAAACTAGTTGATGATGTGAGTGTTGTAAAGGCACCTGTGTTGGGTGATGTAGACCCGATGGCTGGTGGTGACACTAAACTTAGTGTGCCACCTAGCGTCAAGCTGCCCGACGATGTGACCGTACCGGTCAGGGTCAAGCCGTTGACTGTACCTGTACCGGCGACAGAAGTGACCGTACCGGTTGTGGGTGTTGTCCAAGTAGGCACTACCCCCGCACCGGCTGACGTTAACACTTGACCAGAGGTTCCCGCCAAAGTTGCTAAAGTTAAGCCTGTTGCAATATCTAAAGTCGTAACTTTGGCAGACCCTGCGGTCGTAGCACCAAGGCTTGTGCCGTTAATTGACCCGCCGGTAATGGCAACAGAACTTGCTGCTTGGACAGCCATCGTGCCAAGACCAAGTGCAGTCCTAGCCGCAGAATCAGTGGTCGCACCCGTGCCACCATTGGCAATAGCCAACGTACCAGCAAGAGTAATTGTGCCCGAGCCCGTGACCGGCCCACCGGAGGTGGTTAGACCTGTTGTGCCGCCCGACACATCAACGCTTGTAACCGTACCCGAACCGGCAATGTTTTGCCAGGTTGGCGCCGAGGCACCGTTAGAAGTTAACACTTGCCCTGCCGTGCCGGTTGTACCCGCTAACGACAAAGTTGAGTTGATGCGTAAAGTTGTAAATGTACCGGCTGCTGGGTTAGACGCACCAATTGTCAAGCCGTTGGCTGTACCGCCCGTAATGGTGACCGCATCTGAACCTTGGGTAGACATTGTACCCAAGCCGGTAATGTCGGTGTTGGGAATGGTTGCCGAGGCGGTCATGGCGCTTGTGCCGTTACCCTTGACGTAACCCGTCAAGGTCGTAGCACCCGTGCCACCGTAAGGCACCGTAATGGTTGAGCCATTCCAAGCACCGGCAAGTACCGCACCGGTCAGCGTAATGTTACGGAAAGTCGCATCGTTTGATGCGTCTTTGACAGACATTGTGCCGTTAACAGCGGGCACGGTAATCGTAAAGTTACCGACTGCATCAGCAGAAGATAAAGTGGTTGTGCCGCCTAGTGTATCGGCATCAAAAATTAAGCGGCTCATGGCAACCCTTTATTCGTAGATGACAGTTGCAGCGACCGTACCACTAATCACCACGTTAAGCCCTTGGTTAAAAAATGCCCCATCTAAAGAGCCAAAAGGGTAAAAGGTCGCGCCAACGGGTGTAAACACACCGACCATTGTGGTGGCGGTGCCGGTCTGCACGTCATAAATGGTGATCGTGGGCGTACTAGAAGCAGAACTTACAAAGATGCCCCTGAGTTTGCCAGCACCGACTTTGATCTGTTTAGACGCTGTGATGTAGGTGTAATTTGCCATGATATGCCTTACGAAAGAAACTTCAATTTGTATAACGTCGATAAATACAATTCGACGATTCCGTCGATTAAATTCTGTAAAGCCGTGTCTGTTTTGTCGCAGACTTCGTAGCGACACTTCTCAATCTCTTCAAGCGGATCTTCCAAGAACTCGGTGACGTTAGTCGTCTTTTTAGACGATTGCAACGTAATGGCGCCGATCAGCCCATGTCTACCTTGATACGCCTCGGCAAACCCGTCAGCTAGGTCGATGATATTTTCATAGAACTTTTGCAACGCCTTATGTTTGGCGTAACTGCGAGTGTTCAAATGTACCGAATGGGTTACGTCGCGCGCTAGGAAAAACATCCCTACGAAATCGTTGCACTTCATTGTGGTTGCTCCATCATTGGGGGCGGTTGCATCTGTTCAGGTGGCATACCTTCAGGTGGCATCATGCCTTGATCCATAGGCGGTTGCATCATGCCCTGATCCATTGGAGGTTGCTCCATAGGCATCTCAAACTGCTCACGTTGAGGCGCGCCGCTAATCAAATCGCCCGTATCCAAGGCAGCGGCAACCGTACCCATTACGATGTCTTGAATCTGCTCAAAGGTCATGCCCGCTTGAACGGCTGAGATGCGTTTGGTTTCAGCATCAAAGGCTTTAATCTGCGCCTCATAGTTCTTGCGCTCAATGTCTTGGGCTTCCATAGACTTAGACACGTTTTGCAGCATGGTGTGCATTTGTTCCATCTCTTGCGCCATTGCTTGCATCTGTTGCTCGGCGGCTTGGAGTGCTGGGTCTTTGTCACCGTCGTCCATCAACTTAGGATCAATGGTCTTGGCAAAGCGTTTGGCCATCTCTTGGGCACCAGGCCAATCCATGTTCTTGATGAACAGATCGCCCGCAACTGCCCACAACTGTGGGTTGCCTTGCAGCAATTGACCCATAGACTCCAACGCTTCTTGGCGTTTGGTCATGTAGCTTGGGCCGGTCGTGACCATCACGTCGTAAGTGCCAACGCCAGGGTTGTAAATCTTGTCAATTTCTAACCCGTTTTGGTCAACAATTTTCTTAACCGGCTCTTGTTGCATGGGATCAATCTTGGCTGAATCAGGCTCGCCGTCCTCGCCCATGATGCGCGCGACCCGTTGCGTGTCGTAAATCTTAGGCACTAAGCCAATAATCTGACGGGTAATGTGACGAATGGCGCGCGCTAAGTTGTCAACGTAGTGATAGGTGCCGGTGTCGGTCTGACGCTCACGCGCCATGATAGCCTTGCCTGAACGCTCGTTAGAGGTCGCACCAAGGCTAGAGTCATATTGCCCTGTCGTTGACTTAATATCGTCGCTAGCGCCCGCTTTGGCTTGCAGCAAGCCACTTGACGCCATAGGGGGCTGTGCGCGTTGTGGCAATGGGAGCGTGCCGCCCGCACCGTCGGTGACATCAGGGTTAACTTCAAGGTATGGCCAGTTGGTGGTGTTAGCAGTTTTCCATTGGGTTTCGTAGCCCTCGAACTGCCCGCCGTAGCCAATAAACGGTGCTTTGGGCGCCAAAGCGAGCATCTCAGCCTCTTGGCTTACCCAATAGTTGTACATACGTTGAGCATCCTTGGCGTTACGCACAATGCCCGACACATGAATGCGTCCGTCAATCTCAAATTCGTTACCCACGACACGCACAACCGGAATCCAATCACCTGCCCAATCGTTATGCTCAAGCACTTCAAAGCCGTTAATCTTGCAATGCTTGACCTTTTTGACATCTACAATACGGCTTTTGATTGGCTTCATGCCCATCTGAACCATTTGCTGGTCTTCAGGCGAACCCTTCATGGCGCTTACGTTGCCGTAGTAAAGGTTTAATGTAGCTTTCTCATGCTCGACGTAGTAATAATCGGCAATCCGAATAGTGTCTACGCTTAACCACGGTGCGTAGGATTCGTTACCCACGCTTTGCGCCTGTAAGGACGACACGGGTTGTGCATCCGGAAACATCCGCTCAAAGTCCTCAAGCATCAAGTCTTCAGTCACAAAACACCATTGGGCGTCTGAGCCGCACGGGTCTTGGATTGTTGGATCCATGTAGACGCTGAAACTGTTGCGAATACGCCCAATTTTGATGTTTTGATCAAACGAATTGGGGCTTTCGTACTCGGTCAGCAGTCGAATATATCCCTCACCATACGCTACTTGGTTCTCACAAGCGGTGTCGTATGCGACGTCCGCGTCGGACATATACTCAATGTGACGCACCATGCCGTTGAAAATCTCAGCGACTTCAACGTCGGCCTTGTCGTCAGCGGGGATTACTTTTCCGCTTGGTCGATTTTGGCGTTGGTCGTTAGTGACTTGTCTGACGTGCTGGGGGAGTTTGTTAATGGTAAGGCAGGGGCGCGCGTTGATGGTCTGACCCTGAACTGAGCCCCGAGTAGCCAACACGTCTGCGGGCCACTGAAATTGGTTATCCGGACTTGCTGCGTAGAATCGAAGATCATCTAGTTCATCCTCACGGCTATCAGAATAGGCGGCAATCGCCATTGTCATGCGATGCAATGCGGTTTCTATGATGTCTTTGTCTTTCATACAAGTCCGATTACGTCCTTATCCTTCATCAGGATCAAGTCTTCATACTTGCGGTCAATTGTACCGCTGTACATGACATGATCACCTACGGCGACCATTAAGGGCCGTTTAGAGTCTTTCTTGCCTCGCCCGACTGCTACGACCACGCCTGTGCGGGTGTCTTCCTCGGGCATAATAATCAGCCCGCTTTGCACAAACGGGTCAGGGCGTACCGCAATGTTGTCGTTTAATGGTCTGATCATTTCTTCTTTGCAGTTTTGGCTGATTGTTTGAAATCTTTAGCAGTTGGCGCACCAGCCGCCCCAGGCTTACGCATCTTCTCGCCCGACCCCGCCTTGATGCGTTCTTGTTTGGCGTGGATGTTTGCGTAGAGTCCGGTCTTAGCCATTATTGAGCGTGAATGATTGCGTAGTTAATCACAACCGCCTCAGACAACGAACTACCGCTAATGTTACGCAGCGTAATAGTTGCCGACCCTGCGCTCATGCTAGACACCCAACAGTTGTACGCGCCAGCAGTTGCCGCACCCGACACGTTCAGGATCAGTACGTCTTTAGCTGACAACGTGCTGTTGGTCAACGTAAAGGTGACGTTTGTAAGGGTATTAAGTGCCGCATCGCTCATCGTAATCTGACCGGCTGACTTGTTGAGCGTCACGCCAGTAGATTTTGAAGTTGCTTGAGTAACCGCGCCTTGGGCGGCGGTTGAGTAGCCAATCTCTTGGCTTGCGTACATCGTTGTGAACTCGGGGTCAGCGAAAGCGACACCGATTGCTTGTGTATTAGGCATTTCAAGCTCCCATCCAAGAAGTTTGTAAACTATTAGTTGATTGACTACGGCGCTTTGGTTCTGCGTACTCTCGGTGCGCGACGGGGAATGCGAACGTCACGCATATAGCATCTGCTGCGTCAGGAGAAGCCAGCCCCCTCGCCTTCATATCTTTCTTAGACTCTAAAAAAATCGTACCCTTAGAATCCGGCTTCATTACTGGTGATATTAAATCAGTTTTAAGCACTCTGTCACTAGGAATCGATGCAGTTTTGAGCCATTGACGCATATCACCCCACATCTGAGCCCTTAAATTACCATACATGAGCGGATTTTTTGATTTATTTCCAAAATTGACCCCCCTAATCTTGTATCGCTGCTCTTTTAGACGATCCACAACGCCCCCGCCCACGCCACCTTCGTCAATTACGACCAGCGCGGGCTTATATTCTTCGATTGTTTCGATTACATGGCCGACAACGGTCATCGTATCGTCGCCCTTAAAGCGTTTGATGCCAATAATGTCACGCCCTTGGCGTATGGCGATCACGGTCGAGTCAGAACCGAACCGTGCAGGATCAACGCCCACAATAATGGGGGCGGACAGGTCTTTGAGCCGTGGCCGACGCATGGCTTCGTCAACAATTGATGATGATATGAACTGATCATCACCCGCTGATGGGAAGTCACCGTAAACCTCAACCGCAGCTTGTGATGAATCGGCGCCATATTCGTCGATGATCTGCTGATACACCGCCTTGTCCGTACCCTCGACCGTTCTTGCATCCACAATCTTAGTGTTCCAAAAATCACGCTTGGAGTTGTGGCATTCGTAAAAGTAACCGGTGTTGCGCCTAGGGTTAGAAAACGCCAACCAAAAGCGGTTAGGTGTGTTCTCGGTAAAGAAGCCAGCAGTCACCGCCCAAATGGCGTCGTCAATACCGGAGGCCTCGTCAAAGATCACCATCACACCGTCGTAGTTGTGAACCCCTGCGTACGCATCAGGGTTCTCGCTTGACCACAACCTGCCCTCGACCGACCAATAGCGTGTGCCTTTCTTTAGATCACGCTCAACCAACTCGGTGATCCACTTGGCGGGCATGAGCCGTGTGGCGCTGACCTCAAACCAATGTGAGTTAAGTGACATCGCCAACCACTTGGTAATCTCTGCCCAGGTGACCGATCGGAGTTGGGATTCGCTGTTGGCCGAGATAATGGTTGTTGAACCAATGCGTGTGGAGAGCATCCATAAGGTGAGCCATGACACTAGGGCAGACTTTCCAATACCGCGACCGGATGACGTCGCCATCCTAAAGGTGTCAAAGTCAATCTTGCCGTTGTTTTGCTTAATGTGTGCGGTCAAGTCTGACAGCACTTCGCGCTGCCACCGGCGTGGGCCGGTGAAGTTTTCTAAGGGTGTGCCTTTCTGACCCCAAGGGAATGTTAACAATACAAAAGCCAAAGGGTCGTTAGCAATACGAGGCGACCAAAGTTTGCTCATTAGAGCCATTTCATCAGAAGCGCTGTAAATGGCGGTTTGCATAGTTAAGGCCTATCTAAGTGGTATTTTAATTCCGCTTGTCTTCGGGCGGTTATGGCAACGTCTACGTCGGTGTAATTTCCAATATGGATACTTTTTCCTTTTAACTCTATGTACGCTTGCCAGCGCCTATCTCGTTTGTTCCATGTTACACCAAGGTGTCCTGAAGCACTTTTAGTTTTATGCGCGCGGTTTTGTTGATTTTGAGCGCAAGAAACATCACGCAAATTGGCAATAGCGTTATTGCTAGGGTTGTGATCTATGTGGTCTATTTGATCGTTAGGCCAATGGCCGTAAACATACAACCACGCTAGCCTATGAAGTTTGTATAGCTTGCCGTCAATGCTGCAATTTAAATAGTTGCGGTTGTCGCGTGTACCCGCCACGGCGCCCACTTTGCAACGTTGGCGTTTTATTTTGTAGACAAAAACGCCTGTGTCGGCGTCATACTGAAGTAACTCTTTGAGCCGGTCTTGAGTTAATATCTTGGTAGTCATCGCCGTCCTTTTCACGGTTGTTGATAAGAGGCCGGTTACCGTTGTCGCGGTAATCGGCTTCGTCAATTGTAAGCCCATTTACTACTCTTTGGTTGGCTTGTTCAAGCGCGGTGATGATGCTGATCTGTTGCGTCACGTCCACCTGCACTTGTTGTTTGGCCACCCAATCGTGTTTGTGTTTTAAGAACTCCAACGCCATCTTAGCGTCGCCCGCTAACGCCGCGTCACGCACAACTTGCGACATCTCGGACTCTGAATCCGCACGGCCTTGCATGGCGGCTAATTCGACCACAGGGTCTAGCTGGCAGAGCTTGCGAAACTCTTCAGGCATCATGCCGGCCTTCAACGCCAACGCATCGTTTGACAACCCTAGACGCGCGGCCTCATAGACGCGCAACAAACGCGACTCGGTAGCGCGGACTTCGCGGGGTGTGAAGTGTAGAGATAGCATTTTGCGATTGTAGGTCATGTAGGCAATTTATTATATAAAAAAATTTTGTTGGCATAACCTCCGCTAGCTAGGGCTCCTCGCAGGGTCCTCCCCCCCCCTACCCCCATGCCCTCAAAAATGCTTAATGCCACAAGGCCGTTGGCTCACTAAGTCTTAGGTTGTTGGACAACCAACAAGCTCACTAAGTCTTAGGATTAGGTGGCTAAGAGTTAGTGAGTGGCTCACTAAGTCTTAGGACAAATACTCACTAAGTCTTAGCCACTCACTAAGTCTTAGGGTTTACAGGCTCACTAAGTCTTAACCATCAATACTCACTAAGTCTTAGCTTCCTAAAGATAATTTAGCCGAAAAGCCAGCACACCTGGGCTATTTTGTAGGTCATGTAGGTCATGTAGCCATGCAGAAAAAATTGCATCGGGCTCTTCAGCGTGTGCGTCAACGCTCCGACATTTTCATGCTCTAAAGTAATACTTAATATTTTACAGATTTTAAATATATATCTTCTAAATGACTATCTAATACTACAAGTCATTCAACAGACTGATTTATAAGCATTTCCCGTCAGCTTTTTTGTTGTTTTTGCTGACCGACCAAATAACCCACATGACCGACAAAATTGTGAGCATTTGTGAGCATTTTGCTAGAAATTTATGTACACTGCTAGAAAATCGTGTACAATAGAATCTCACTTAACCCACAAGGAAATAACCATGACACTCAACAAATCACAGTTGCGCGCAGTACAAATCGACCTTCAGCACTACAACAATGGCAATCACAGCGCGGCCGCTCGAGGCCTGAGCGCGCTTTACCGCTCAGCGCGCAAGACTAGTCAGCAAGAAGAAATTCTCAAACTTGCGATGGCCTACTCGCTTATCAATCATCCTGATTTCTACGCTTAATCAATCCGGCCGCGCAAGCGGCCATCACTTTAAAGGTTACAAAATGATCACACTTATGACCGAAGACGGCTACAAATTCTACTTATTAGACGACGGCCGCATTGTCGATTCATTAGACGAAGATACGCGCGACATCATGTTTGAGTCGTTTGAAGAATTTGTACGCTTAACTCAGGAGTAATTGCCATGACCATAATTAAGACAGTAGACGATCACTTAAACTTGTTTTTCCGCGCCAAGGGCGCAAAAGTCAACACCAAGAATGGTTGGCGCAAGCAACAGACCGACGCGTACATCATTCAATGGCAAGGCTCGTCAGACTACGACAGCGGGTATCACGAAACCACGTTTATGACGCTCGAAGGCGCAACCGAAGCATTAAACGCAAAGGCTCACAATGAATAAGATCCACGACACCATCGCCGCGCTGTTGATGTGCCTCGCTCTACTGCTGGCTATTTTTATGTAACACCACACACTTCAATAAACTCAAAGGGCTAAAAATGAAAATCAACTACGAACTAACAGATACATTTGGCGGTGAGGCTAATTATTCATGGGTTAATCGCGCTTCAATTGACGCGCCTGACAACTTGACAGATTTGGCGATCGTACGCCGCGCTAAGAAATGGGCGGGGTTAAATGGCATAACTTGTAAGGTTGATGATTGCGGAGAATGCTTTGCTATTTATCCCAACAATGCTTGCGTAGTGCTTTTTGTCACATTTGGAGAATAACCATGAACATTACTCAAAACTTATGCAGTAACGCGCTGCGCAAAGTAGCCCTTTTGATTACTAAAGCCTCCGATTTAGGTATGGATATAAGCGGCTACGGTGAGGCCGCCGAGAATCAAAACTCAGGCAACGTGTATTTGTGGCTTGAAGACTATCCGTTTACGCTGTACATCGATTTAGGTTCAGATAAGGTGTACGCGAACTGGTCAAGCTCGCTTAACGATCACGAAGAATCTATGGACACCGCATTTGTGACTAAAGGTTTTATATCGCTCGCTGACCTCACAAAATGGGCAAATGACTTGACCGACGCCGAGGTGCAAGCATGACACGTTACGCGATTCTTACGGATACCTTTGTGACGGGCTGGGTGAATTGCTCGACAGGCGAAGACGGCTACCCGTTGACGTTTGCCACGTTGGCCGAGGCCGAGGCCGAATTAGCCGATCATTTAGCCAATAGTGAATTTTTAGACTTAAACCCTGACGATTATAAAATTGAGGAAATCAAAGCCATGACAAATTTAGAAAAAGCGCAGCAATTTGCACTTGGCCAATGTTTAGGTACTTACCCCGATGACGCGACGTATGAGGAAATTTGCGAATTTATACGTAACGACACAGAAGACGAAGATGGCGACGCGCTTGTAAGCGTGTGGGAGCCCTTTGAGTATTGCGACGTGTTGCACATCATGGAAAACATGGTCAGCGCTGTTACGCGTTTACTCGACGCGCAAGAGGTGGCCGCATGAAATATAAAAATGGCCAGTCTGTTGACGTAGGCGACGTCGTACACGTCAGAAATCGCGCGTATACCGTCTATTCCGTAAGCGATTACGTTACGCTGCGCTCAATGTGTGAGCGCGGGTATATCAAGCGCGTATTTCCGGCCGATATCGGCGCTTATATCCCGCGTTTACACCCATTATTCACCGGATTGATGCCACTATGACTATATCGTTAATCGCGGCCGCTGTAGTGGTGCTACTTATTTTAGTTTTTGACCTTTAACTCCACAGACCCGCTTACGCGGGTTTTTTTACGCTCTTCAAGTGTGTGACAGCGGCCATAGGTGAACCCGCGCGTATGACTACGCCCTCGGCCATCGCGCGCAAATCGCTCTTGCTATGCTCGAGCATATCGGGCGCGCAGTAAATCTGTTTTTTAGATGTGTACTCACGCGACGACACGCGCCCACAGTCTACCCATTGGCACTCTTGCAAAGCGTGTAAAAGCGCGCCCTGCGACACCTTATAGGTGCCCGGAGCGTTGATCGATAGCGTGTCACAGATCGCATGAAAGGGCGACGCAATAACACCATTAGCAAACAAGCCTTTGCGCTCGCGGATCATATCGGCCAAAAACGACTCATTGGCGCTCATACCTTGTTCGACCAAGGTTAGTTTGAATTCGGTCATTGGGGGCGCCGCACCAGGGTTAAACGCGCTTACATCGCGCGCATACAGCCACGCCGCACACGCGCTCACACCGCCCTGATCAAACCACTTCCACATGGCCGCGCCTGCCTCTGAAGTCATACGGGGCGCGGTCGATTTGATCGCAAACCAGCGACGGTCTTGCGAGTCGAGCGTAATAGGTACAGGGTCATTAGAAAATGCCAGCACTAGCAGTCTGTTGGCCATGTCGTAGGGGTGCAATCCTTTACGATTGATCGACAGGTACTCGGGGGGCGCAGCAATCACGGGTTTAAGCCTATTCGCTAAAGCGCGGCGATCCTTGGCGTCGGGCTCGCGTAATTCATTTAGAATCAGTATTTCAGACTCGAGCGCGTAATTAAACTGCGACGACATGGTGTCGGAGTCCAACAAACCCCGATTAGTCGCGTTATCACCACAAACACCCCATATAAACGGGTGATACATCGTATCTTTGCCGGATCCTTGCACACCCGTGTGCAGAATCGCGTGGTTGATCTTGCGCTGCGGGTGCTGCAATTTAAACGCCATCACGTCAAATATGTGGTTAAGCGATTCGGGGTCGGGCACCAAACGCTTGCAATGCTCAAGCCACGGGGTAACGTCACCCTTCATGGCCACGGGGCGCGCATCGCGCCATCTGTTGCCATAGACGTCACCGCCACGCGACACAAGAACAGTTTCGCCCGCCGCGTAAGTAATGCCAACCAACGCAGGGGCGCCGCATTTTTGGCGTAACTCATCAAAGCAAACTGACGCCTCAATGTGGCGCCCCGTACGCGCTGACTTGCACACAATGTGCCTGTACAACGCGTTAAACGTGCCACGGGAAATTTCGCGCCTATCCTGCATATCAAAATAACTATCATCGCTTTGGATATACGCGAATCGCCCAAACCATTCTTCTTTTTCAACCCTACCCAACTCGCGCTGTTCGATCTCGCGCTGGCGGCGTTTGACATCATCGGGGTATGCTTGAGTAGGCGCAATTACGGCGTAGGTTTTAGCCATGACAGACGCTAACAACTCATCGCGCAGACCTGGTGCTGCGCTTGGACCGCCTTGGCCCTCGACCCACTCAAGGAAGATGTGGCTGTCGAGTTGCAAGCAATGCGAGTGAAGGCAGCAATAGGCGCGCATAGACGGGTTGTAACGCCCTTGAGGGTTGCCGTCGGTATGTTCGTGTGCATTGGGGCAAACTACGCCCGCCCAACCCTCGGAGTTGGGGCGCGAGATAACAAGGCTATTCTCAGCCAACCACGCAAAAATCGTATCGGTGCCATCGTCCTCTACTTTGATCGGTCGGTATGCGTTGGATTCAACTTCGCCCGCGACCACACCAAACGCGTCCATAATTTGCGGCAGACTAAACTCGCGCGCGGGGTGAAACTCGGTTAGCACCGACTTGAACCCGTTACGCTCGGGCTTGAGGTTGACGCTCCCTGGTATTCTAAAATTCCGCACCGCGTTAGTCGCGCCTTCGTCGGTGTAACCGGCCTCGGCAATCGCTTTGATGGCTGCGCTGAATACTTGATGCGTGGGTTGATCGTCTAAAGCAAACGTATAACCCCATTGGAAGTTATTGGGCGACGTTTCAATCTTCCACGTCGGCTCAAGCGGAGGCGCTTTTGCTTTGGTGCCCACGTCATCAAGCACCAAAAAAGCAACATGGTCACAATTGTGAATTGACGCACTCGGTTTACTTTTAAACCGTTCGACGATAAAAGATGCGGTGTTGGCGTACCACGCCCCGCCTTCCTTGTACTCGCTCGGGTAAAAGGCTGGCCATGTCGCCTTAATCGTGCCATCGGCGTGTTGTTCTTTTCCAACAGGCTTTTGCTTAACCAACAAACAAGTTTCACCCTCGGGGGCGACTTTTGAGATAAAATCGACAAAGTCCAATGCAATACTCCTTAGTTGTTTAAGCCACCCTCGCCGGTGGCTTTTTTTATGCCGTTAAGCGATGCGTATGATATTCAAACTCTGCGGCTTTTCTCGCTTGAACGGCTTGATCTAATGTTTCAAACAGACCTAAATGCGTTTGCTTGTAACCGTTAAAAATGTACGCGCGCCATTTTTTGCGTGGGCTGTGCCACGCCACGCCTTTAAACCCACTACTATTGTGTTTGTGAAGCGTCACGTTTTGCATATTTTGGCGCCGTGTAGCCTCACGCAAATTCGCAATACGATTATCTAATTTATTTTGGTTTATGTGGTCAAGGTCTTCTTTTGGCGGCTTGCCATATACATAGACCCATGCCAAACGATGCCCTACAAAGCGTTTACCATCAACGTACATATGCCAGTAAATGCCTTTTGTACCCGCAATTTCACCCGCTTTGTGCCGATTATGCCGCCCTGTAGAAATACGACGCGTAAAAACCCCGCTATCGGGGTCGTAAATAAATAATTCTTTTAGCCTAGCTTGGGTGGGCAAATTATTTACCATATCTCGCCATTGCCTTAATCTCTACGCCTAGAGGCAAACCATTTGCCCACTCAGGTGACGTACACATTATATCAGTTAAAGTTGCAGTTGAAGATTCTATTTTATTTTCATCGCACTCCAAGACAATTTCGTCGTGGCAATGCAAAATTACTTGTAAACCTGCTTCGTCGCACAACCGTAAAGATCGGCGTAATACGTCGTTCGCTGCGGCTTGGGTGATGTTCTCACAGGCCAAACCACGCCATAGTCGGGCGCGGGGCCATTCACGGGCGTCAACGGCTGGCTTCCATGCGGCTTTGGCGTAGCTGATTCCATCTTCTTCAAGTTTGGCGTAGGGGTAGCAGAGAATGCGACCGGAGGGTAAAGCGTACCATAAGTGTTGCCCATCAAACATATAGGTAACCCTACCCGCCACGATTTCTTTACCCTTATTTCTCATGGCGATCATGTAGCCAGTTTCTAGTTCTTGCCAATACCTGACGGCCCATTGGTTTGCGCGGCGCCAGGCGTCCACCGTGCGCTGCGCGTCTGACTCGGTCATGGTCAACCCGTAGGCGCGACCCATCGCGCTAAACGCGCCAATGCCCCCGCCGAACCCGCAGGCGAGAATGGCGACCTTACCAATCTGACGCTGATCGGGGGTGACTTGGTCTTCGGGTATCTTGTACATCGCGGCAGCTTCCCGTATGTAGATGTCACGCCCTGAACGGAACACGTCTAGCACGTCATCGCCTCGACCCGACAACCACGGGGTCATCCTGGCTTCGATCTGCGCCCAATCGGCTACAACCAAGGACTTACCTTTGGACGGGATAATTGCTGGCCTGAGCATCCCTTTGAGAACGTCTGTGACTCTACGGCCAAACTGGGGAACGATGGGGTGTCCGAGAACCATGCTAGCTCTAACTGACTCGGGGTCTTTGGCGCACTTGCGCGTGAAGTTATGGACTTGAGCACCGTAGCTCGAAGCTCGCCCTGTAGCTGATCCGCCAGCGAATACAAAAGCGCCTCGTACTCTTGAGTCTTCCACATCCGCCAAGTCTTTAAGGCGGCTGAACTTCGCAACCGACGACGCCCATAAATCGTCGGCACATTGGATAACCTCGGCAACGTCGGGCGGTAGGTCTTCGACCGCGAGTAGGTTTGCGCGGACGCGCTTGTCGATCGAATACTTTCCATCTTCCACTTCCATTAGTTTAAGTTGTTCAGGGCTCAACCTTTCTTTAACCCATTCGCGCATCTTCGGCGAGCGGACTGACGTGATCGCGCCATTGGTGACGGTTCTGACAATGGACTGAATATCCTCGAGTTCCGTGGCCGCGTAAGAGATGGCTGCGCTGGCAAGAGGCACGTCCACCAAAACACCTCTGTCGTTAATTTTTTCGTTGACATGGTAATCCTCCAACTCTTCGTCTGATAGGGGGCGTAGGCTTTGACTGACCGCGCGCATGGCGCGCACGTCTTGCTCACAGTATTGCACCATCTCGGTCATTAGTGCAGCATCTTCTTTAAAAGGCGGCACACACAGCGCACGGATAAGCTGCGCGCCACGGTAATCCTTCTTCATTGACGCGCCGGCAAACCGGCCCACGTCCTCAAGGCTACCAGGCGCACAATTTGCTCGCGCTTGTGTTGCGGTGCAATAAAACTGCTCGAGCTTGAAATTGATTTGTAAGACGTACCAAAAGATTAACCGCTCAAAGGCTGCGTTGTGCGCGTAGATCAGGCCGGTGTGATCGCGTACACGCTTAGGAAACGGCTGCGTGGGTAGCCACGTCACCATGTCTTCGTCATCGAACGCGTAGGACATACACAACACGTCAGTCGTTGCGTCTTGCGCGTAGTTGTACACGCCATGCTTTTTTAAGTCGCAATGGCTGCGCGTTTCAAAATCTAGGTATAGGATTGTCATAAGTGTGAGGTGGGGGCGTTGATTTGGCCGTTACTGCCCGTGCGTTGGAAGGCAAGAAAAACACGCACTTACGGCATCCTCAATTGCTTGCCTAACCGCCCCCAAACCTTACTCGTCTACTGCTGGTGGCAACTGCGGCAATGCTTGGCGGCGAATGTTAGCAATCAAGGCTTCGACTTGCTCATACGGTTGACGACCAAGTACGCCCATAATTGCGTTAATTTCCGCAACGGTTAAATCTAAAGCAATTGTGTTGCTCATGTTGCGCTCCTACGACGACGGGCGGGTGCAGCATCAATAGCAGACGCTACGGGCGAGGTGTCAGGCTCAACTTCAGGCTCTTCGCCATCCATTGACACCCACGACTGAATGTCAAACAGCGGTGTAAAGATGCGGCCATACGACTTGTGCTGATAATGCTCTTTCTTCAAAAGCACAACAGGCACCGGCTTAGACTGATCTTTATCAACTTGTTCGGCAATCGCCACGGCTAGGGTCTGTACGCCACGCTTGCCACCCGCTGATGTGGTGGTGTAACGCGCTTCCATACCCTTGTCTTCGCCGGTCAAGCACTTGAGTGACATTCCAACCTGCACTTCCCAACCGCGCTTGGCCATTGATGGTGCATCATCCATCTCGGGTAATGGCTCAGACACAGACACCATTTTTTCACCCAACACATCACCGTCGCCCCACGCAATGTAGCCGTGAACAAAAGAGAACGGGTTGACCGCCCAGGTTGAGTCAGCTTCGACTTCTTCTTGGTCGGCGCCGAACACCCAGTGCCCAGTTTTGTCCATCTTGATGATGACCGTACCAGTTGGGCCCACGTCGGCTTGAATGGTACGCAGGGCTGTAGAGAGTGACTTTACTTCAGGGAGTTTTGCTAAATTAAACATTTACTTTACCTTTAGAGTAGTTTTAGGTTTGCAAGTTGCGCGCCTAGGTTAATAACCGCTGGCCTTGGATCAGAGTCGGCCGCCAACGTACTGCCCGAACTAACGCTTACTGCTACGTCAGCCGGAAAGTTCTTTTTGCCAATAATTTTCTCGGCTTGAGCAACAGAGATTAGCTTACTCTCATACGCTTTGTCACCTAATAAATCTTTTGCTACTTGGTCATTCACCCATTGACGTGTGCCCCTTTTGGCGACCAACTTAAAGCCTGGTACACGCACGTTGTTCTCTAACATATCGTACGCCAGTACGCGCACGGCGTCGATCCACGACTCAAGTAGTTCGGCTTGCGCGAGATATTCGCTCACTTTATCAGCGTCAAGGTTCACAAGCGCGGTCTTTAGCGCCCGATCAACAGCACCGGTCACCTTGGGGCACGTTGGCTTGGCCGCACACCACCGGCAATGCTCACCGGACTCTAGCTTAGTGCGTGGGCCGTTGACCGCAGCAATCAAATCAAACTCAAACTTAGCAATACGCTCGGGCGTTGTCACCCAACGCTTTACCATCGGCGGTTGAACAATGATAATTTCAATTTCTTCAACATCTTCAAACACCCACGCCATTTCAGGCGTACGCATCGCAGCAGCGGCGTAGAACATACCTTGATAATTCTCAGTTGCTTCAACAGCCACGCCGTTGCCAAACTTCCAATCCAACACAATTGCCTTCTTGCCGATCCGGCCAAGTAGGTCAGCACTTCCAAACACGCCTGGCAGAAGATCACCAAAGTTGACGCTGCTTTCCACAGCAAACTCCATTTGCTTATCGGGATCAATTTCATCCAACGCCGCAAGCGCCGCAGCAATCTTGTCATCAAACAACTCCTGCGTGAGAGTAATGCCTTCGTAAATCATACCGATCACAGACTCGGGTGTAGCCTTGCAGTCGAGGATTTGGCTAATGGCGTCGTGTAGCAACGTGCCTTCATCCGCATACTTGCTAGAGGGCTTTGGCGGCATCTTAGCGACCAGTTCAATTGAGGCTGGGCACGCGATAACGCGTTTGGCAGTTGAGCCGCCTACGATAGTTGAGTGATTCATTTTGACACCTCAATAGCCAACAGGCTTTGTAATTGATCTTCAAGTTTTTGCACTTTAATTTGCGCGTCGGCTTTGACAATCTGCATTTCAGCTTGCAACGCCACGACTTTGTTTTGAATCATTTCTTTATTACTAATCAAATCAAACTCAATCGTAGCCGTACCAATTTGGGTATAGCCATGTTTAGCCATATCTAATTTAGTCAACATCACTTGTGAAGCAAGTTCATCACCCGAGTCATTTAAGATTTGTTCGGGCGACATATTACTAGTGCTACTTAGCCATGCAATGGTTTTAGCTTTCATTTTGTGTAGTCCAATTTAGTTTAGAGAGATTTAATTGTACACGATTTTTTGCTTGTGCTATACTTTTTTACATGAAAGAATCAGAAATCGAAAATTATTTTAAATGGGCGGTCGAACGCGCAGGGGGCAAGACGTATAAGTTTACGTCACCAAGCCACCGTGGCGTTGCTGACCGTATAGCGTGTTTCCCTGACGGGGCGACATGGTTTGTAGAACTCAAGACTAAAGGAGGTCGATTGTCAGAATTACAAAAAATTTTTGCTGCCGACATGGCGAGATTAAATCAAAACTACACAACACTATGGACTAAGGAACAAGTAGATGCTTACATTACGACCTTATCAAACTGAAGCCGCCGCTTTTCTCGGTACACACGACCGCGCTATGGTTCTCGCGCCCGTAGGAGCCGGTAAGACGGCGATTACGTTGACCGCTATGCAAGCCTCGCCCGTACTTCGTTGGCTTGTCTTGGCGCCCAAACGGGTAGCCACAAGTGTATGGTCAGCCGAGGCGCGTAAGTGGGCGCCTAACTTGCATTTAGGCGTATGCGTAGGTACGCCCGCGCAACGTCTTGCCGCGCTTCATTCAGATGTAAAAGTCGTCGTGGCCAACTACGACAATTTGCAATGGTTAGCCGAGCAAGATTTGGACTTTGACGGCATTGTGTTTGACGAACTGACACGGTTGAAGAACCCCTCGGGCGCACGGTTCAAGGCGTTGCTCAAAGTCATCGAACCCATGACTGTGCGCTGGGGCCTGACCGGATCGTTCACAAGTAACGGCCTAGAAGACGTGTTTGGGCAATGCAAGATCGTTGACCAATCATTGCTTGGGCGCAGCAAAGGCGCGTTCATGCAGACCTACTTTGTGCTGATGAACAAAGAGTACGGCGAGTGGGCGCCACGACCCAAGGCGTTGCAGTCGGTGATGGAACGCATCAAACCGGCAACCTATTTGCTTGAGCCTGGTGAGTACGCCGACAAGCTGCCGCCCTGCCACACCGTAGAGATGTGCTGTGACATGGACATGGTGAGTTATAAGACGATGAAAAAAGACATGGTGCTGCGCTTTGGCGATACACACATTGAGGCGATCAACGCAGCGGTCGTGACCGGTAAGCTGCAACAGATGGCGTCGGGGTTTATCTATCAAACCGACACGTTTGCAAGCGAACGGCCAGGCAAGTTTGATACCACGCAAACTGTTATTTGGATGAGCCGACACAAGTTTGATTTGTTAGATGATTTGTTAGAGGAAAACCAACGTGCGAACACAATCATTGTTTACTCATTTACCGCAGAACTTGCCATGCTCAAGAACCAGTACCCCCACGCCGTCACTCTCGATGACAAAGACGCTATTGAGCGCTGGAATGCGGGAAAAGTGGAGTTGCTACTTGTCCACCCCAAGTCAGCAGGGCACGGGCTTAACTTGCAACACGGCGGTTGCAGGATGGTCTTTCTGTCATTGCCTTGGAGCCTTGAATTGTTTGAGCAAACCGTAGGGCGTATTCATCGGTCGGGTCAAAAGAATGATGTGTGGGTGTATGTGTTGCTCACCAACAATACCGTTGATGAAAAAATTTGGGCGGCGTTGCATGATAAGCGCGCTGTATCTGATATTGCTTTGGAGGCTTTGAAATGAAAAATATATTTATATGGGCATTATTAATACTGTTTGGAGTTGTTTTACCTTCATTTTTAGTTGTTTGGTTTGTTGTTTCAGAAATTATGTTTGTTGTTGATTGCGCTAGTACAGATCATTTTTGGATTTGTTTGAAAGCGCCCAACTATAAGGTGCATTGAAATGAAACATAAAGAATTAGCTGAACAAGCCGGTATAGGTTATTTGTATGAATACGAAATGAAATGGGCTTGGCTTGGTGAACTTGAACATTTTGCCGAACTTGTGCGCGCTGATGAACGTGAGGTGTGTGCGAAGTTGTGTGAGGAACAATGGAGTTTAGCAACCGCTCATCATGCTGCCGAACTAATCAGAGCAAGGGGCGAGAAATGAGAACACCTGACAAGATAATTGCGTTTTGCACTAAGCCGCATACGGCGCAAGAAATTTCCGATCATTGCAAGATACAGCGCAGCAGCATCTACAGCGCCTTGGGGCGTTTGCAAATGAAAGGGCTAGTCAAGCGCGTTGATACCGAGCCCGCCACTTACATAGTGTCTACGCCTACGGTTGTGGAACATTTTGAAAACCTAGTTATTAAACACGCCCACAACCCTTTTGGATTACAGCCATGACACCTGAAAAAACATTACGTTATCTTGAACATGGGTACGTTATGAACCCTCAAGAGCAAGACGAAACAGCCAAGTACATACGCGCGCTGCAAGAGTCGAACAGAGTGATGCGCGAGGAACTCATTAGGTACGCCGACACATTGTTTGACGTACGCCGTGACTTAACTGAAATAAGGAAACAACTTGATGAAAGAAGCTAGAGAATTACAAACGCAGATTGAGCAGCTTGAGCGTCATATTGCGTTGCAAGATAAGCTAATTGACGCGCAAAAGAGCGTAATAAAAGAGCAAGATGAAAAGATTATTGGTTTAGCTTTTGATCTTGAGTATGAGCGGCACACCAATAATCTTAAAGGACAGAAATGAAACTTGATCTACTACGCGCGCAACTGGCCACGGCCAAGGATACGTTGCGCCATCGGCAAAAGCTAATGAACGAAGCGACACGGGCTTACAACCGTGTTTTTGTAACTGTTAAAAAATTGGAGGACAAATATGCTAATCACTTGGCGAAGACTAAATGAGTACATGGCTACATATTCTGAAGAAGAGATCATGGCTATGCTTGAGTACGAACGCACCCATGAGCGTCGGGTGAAGATGCTGTTGCGCTTGCACCAGCGCGCAAACTCTCTGCGCGTTGCGCGTGAGCGTATTGAACTATTGAAAGAGGCGGTGCGACCATGAGCCGTGAAATTATGCAGCAAGCGTTGGATGCGTTGACACTTGAGTGCTGTGACAATGATGGTAATCCTGTTGATTTAAAACAACCTGCTATCGCAGCCCTTGAGCAAGAGTTAGCCAAGCCTGAGCAAACAGAAACATTGCGAGTGGCTGATGCTATTGAATTAAACGTTGCAACAAAAGCTGATCGCTTGTTTGCCGCCAAAGAACTCCGCCGATTGCATGATGAAAACGAAACACTTAAAAAATGTTTATTTCAAATGCAAAACGCAGCGATTGAGTTAGCCAAGCCTGAAGAATGTGTGTGCTGCGGCGATTACGAAAAATGCATTAAGCCTTGTACGCCAAAAGGTCGATGGTTGGCGGAGAAAGAATTTACCAAAGAAGAGCAATTATCGCCGGTAGGTATTGGGGTTGATGTAACGCCGGAAGGTACGCACGTCGTTGCGGTTTATCGCAGGTCTGATGCGGTGGAAGAGATGTTTTATTCACGATTTCATCCGCTTACCAAGTCTGAGCAATCCAATTCTATTTGGGTTCTTACGAGAGAAATAAACCAATACGACCAAGACGGTGAATATTTTGTTGGGGCGTGGAACCAAAAACCAACGCATCAAATGCTGACTGAATTAGGCGTACCCCAAAATCGATTGCGTAAAGTCCTTGATGGTGGGGGGCGTGTTTACCCTGAAGAAGAATGGTTTTATTTAAAGGAGCTCAACACATGAGCTACATCGTTGCATCCCTACCTCCGCTCAAATGCTTCGTACGCCGAGAGTTTTTGTACAACTTCACCAAAGGGCACGGCGAATACGAACCGGCTATTTGGATGAGCATCAAAGCACTCAGGGGCCAAGTGTTTCGCATTGAGAGCCTTTTGCCGGCCTATGGCGCGCTCTACGACAAGCTGCCTATCCACGCCTATGTGTGGCACACGGATAGCCCTGCGGCACTTCCTATCGACACGCTACAGCTTTGGGATTGTATGGGCTACAAGTTCACAGTCATTGAGAAGATCGGCTTGCGTAACCTGGGCGTTAAGTTTATGACTAAAGACAAGACGTGGGTATACGGCAAATACTTGTTCACGGTGGATTTTTGCGCGGATGGTCAGGACGTGGACACGGGCTTTACCGAGCAGGCCGAGGAGCATAAAAGTTTTAACTTCATCAGGCTTGACAATGGTCAGTTTGCTTGTCAGCCTAACAATAGGTGCTTGTGGTACGACCAATCGTTAATTCCAAACGACACCAAGCACCCTGATTTTCAAGCAGCACAAACTTTTTGGACGGTGGACGGCACAAGAAAGTGGACAACCGGCACCGATTGGTTTTATAACATTGAGGAGAGGACATGACCGAGAGCCAGGTGTACAAACAGATTATCGAGAACCTTGCACAGATCGACGATGACATTGCTAGGCTGCGCCACCAGCACTTGATGCTACGCGTGGACATTCAAATTTTATTGGAGAAACGAAATGGTATACGACATAATAATGTGGTTCTACGCGTCGATGGCCCTGATGGTAGCAGCAATTCTGTGGTTGTTCAACACACGCAAGAAGCCTCACGTCTACCCACCTGAGTGGATTTGCGACGGGTGTGGTCAGGTCTGTAGCGAACTCAAGGAGGGGTTTTGTGAATACTGCGCGAAACAATACTAGCTTTTATGTGAAACCCCACTTCCCTTGGTGGCGCAGGGTTCTGTGGCGCCTACTCAAATAGCTCATAGTGCGGGCTATCGGACTCGCCACGCTCATGAATCGTGGCGTCCATATCCCAATTGCCGCCCCATCTGAGCGTCACGCCTAACTCTTTGGCGGCGGCAAACATGATGTTAGCCAAACTATCAAAACGGGCGTAATCGTTCCAATCAATCGGGTATGGTGCGAGGTCTACGGCGTGACCGTAACCATCTTTTTGGATGCCGTGAGTGCCGCTAGTTTGCACCCATGTGACGACAGGGCCAGGCTTAGTTCTACCTTGAGCCCACAATTCATCTTGACGCGCTTGCGAACGCACACCTTCCAAGACCGTGAAGTCGATCGGGGTTAACTCAAGCGCACGGTGGACAACGGCAACCAACTTTGGGTGTACGCCTTTGAGGTTATTGAGCGAGCGTTCTGAGAAGGTAAACATTATTTTTTCTGCGCGTAGAAAAGGGTGCGGTCGCCGAACAGGTAGAAACCCACGGCGCTTGCAAAATTGTTGACCGCTGGCGAGTCTTGCCCTGTGATCATCATAAACGACCAAGTGCCCAACACGACGGTAGCAACGCCTGGGCGCATCAATCTGACAATCGCCTCAACCCACGGGTAGGTTGTACCTGCACCGCCCGCTGCGTTCATCGCTTTAAACATTTCTAAATCGGTGTTACGCATTTGCGTGTACTCACCGATATTGGTCGGTTTGTAGACGTCGGTCTGAATGAACCGCCCGATCAAGGACTTGCCAAGATCAACGGCAAGGGGCCCAAGCGCGGCTAGGAGCGTAATCGGATCCATTATTTGTCTGCCTTAGCTTCAAGTTTATCGAACAAGCGGTCGAGCAGCATCTCAACACGGTCAAAGCGTTTGTCCATCTCAGACTTAATTGTGTCGATCTCGGATTTCTTGGCATACGAATCGCTGACGTGCAACTTGAGGTCAGAGATGTCGGTCTTGAGTTCTTTCACCGAATCCCATAACTGACGACAAAACCAACCGCCTACCGCAAGTAGACCACCGGCACCTAAGTTGATGAAGTTTTGCCAATCCATGTTACGGCCTCAGGTTATTGCGGTTTTCAGACGGTGGTGCAAGTTGGTTAGTGCGGTCTACTGATGATAGGACACCTGCTTTAGCTACGTTTGGATTCCATTCGCTGCTGTTCTTTAAAATCCTAAATACTTTGTTGCGTTCGCTCATTGGCAATTCGCCCAACATTTCTGCTGCGTTTTTGCCTGAAATCATACCCTTTTCAAACGCGGCAAAAGTTTTTTCGTTAACTTGCCCGCGAAGTATTTTTAATGCTGTATTAAGTGTAGTAATACTTTTATCAAAAAATGCAGGGAAACCTTGTATTTTAGATTCAGACATATTCATAATACGCGCTAATGCTGCTCTAGCTTCACTAGCGGATTCTTTAACCGCAATGTCACGTTCAAGTTGGCTAGCAATACTTTCTAATTGACCCGACTTGCGGCCCATTTCTTTAAAAATATTATCGCTGCCATACCCAAAAATATCTTCAATTGCTTTTTTGTCATCACCGCGTACAAGTTTAAGAAAACCGTCTTTGTCGCCTTTAAATTTGTCCAACGCTAATGCAGCTAAACGTTGTTGTCCAAGTTCGTGCATACCTGTTTCAAAAGTTTGCAAATAGCGATTCCAACCCGTACCGCCAGCATCAATAATTGCGTCGTCAATAGGTTTTTTAATTGACGCCAACACGTCAGCGGTTAATTTTTGTTTAGCTGAAGGGTCAAGAGTGCCGTACATTTCATCAATTCTTTGGCTGATGCCCGCTTTACGCATACTGTAAAGCGCGCGCGCGTCAGCTACGCCGCCATTGGCGCTAACTGCGCCGGTGAAGTCATCTCGCAACCCGCGCAAGACGTTAAGCAATTGCGTTTGCCCGTACAAGTTAGGGTCAGCTAATTTAGAATCAATTGTGGCAAGAATTGGGTTAATGTTAAGCGGTTTGAGTCCATAATCTGCAAGACTTCCCATTTGCCGTTGCAAAAAATCGCGCTCGGCTTGACGTTGCGCTTTAATGACACCCATCGTGTCGGCTACAACGCCTGATTCAACCGCGCGTTCAGCGTTTAACGTAGCGCTTGGTGAAATGCGCGGTAACCCTGCTTGTGTAGCTACAGCCATTGGCTGTGGGATGCCTGTGCCGCCTATTGGCGACGGAAACGCATTAGGGTAAGTGGGCGTACCCATAGTTGAGGGCAATACACCGCCACGCGCAAGATTAGTTTGTTGCGCTACGTTTGTCGCCGCTTGCCCTTGGCTTTGCAACGCATCAACCATAGATGATTCTTTTTGAGCAATGTACGGCTCAAGGCGTCGAGCAGTTTGAGTATATTGGTTAGATGCCTGTAAATTTATATCCCGCATTGGCGTTGTTACATCATTTAAAGCATTTTTACCGGCTCTTAATGATTCAGCAACTTCAGTTTGAGTGCGACCGCCAGCCATAGCGATCAACATATTTTTTTGTTCTTGCGTTTGCGCACGGGCTAACCGCCGGTATGCTTCACTGATACTGCTTTGCTCCGCGAGTACACCAAGCGACATAAAAGGTGCGGCATCAATTCCAGCTTCTTGCAACGCTTGCACGGCGGTGATGCCTGGCCGAGCCTGTTGCAATGCAAGCGTTGCGGGAATCAATTGGTCGCCCAACGCAGTCTTGGCAATTCGCGCGGCTTTAATATCTCCCGCACGACCGGAAAGCAAGTCAATTACGCGCCCCGCACCGGTCACACCCGCTTTAACAAAAGGGGCTGCCACAGCCGGTATTGCTGCGCCGACTACCGCGCCCATAGCAGTATCTTCGGGGTGCGTAATAGCGGTGCTTACGCCGCCCAACACCGCGCCGCCTGTTGCGCGAGCGGCGGCCTCAGCGGCTACGTCGCGCGCAGTATATGAAGGTAAACCGGTAATTGGTTTAACTGGGCCTGTGGGGCCAAGACCAGTTTTAAAACCACCAGTAGATATAGATTCGGCAACCGGCGTAATAAACCGCGCGACCGAAGGCGTGTATTGTGCTACGGTTTTAAGACCCGCGCCTACTATGCCACCTATAGGCATTGTTACGCCTACGTCAGCCCCCAAACCGCCCATAGCAACGGCTGTAGGGTATTTTTCAACGTAAGGCGCAGAAATGTTTCGGCTACCTTCTTTTACCGACGCGCCTACGTCTTGAGCCATTTGCCCAACTTTTTCGCCGCCAATTGCTTTAATGCCTCTACCTAATAAATCGTATATATTACCGCCGATATTAACGGTTTGAGCAAGCGCACCTTTGCCTGCTGCCTCAATGTTTCCGCGAAAGTTTTTTTGCGAAATATCAAACGCTTCGCGCGCAGTTGTAGCGGTTTTCATTTCCGCTGCCGTGTCTTGCGCGGCGGTACGCGTTTTAGGCATACCTTCGCCAGATTGCATTTTACGGATTGCATCGGCAAACAATTGAGCGTCTGCGGTATTACCCGCCGCGTCTGCTTGCAAAAAAGCTGAACTGAGTTGTTCAAGAGTGACCATGATTATTTTTTCGCTGGGTATCTTTTGAGGGCTTCAGCAATCGCAGGGTCAATAGTTATATCTCCGGTGCTTTTTGCTGATTTGGGGTATGGCACTCCCGCTGTACGTGCCGCACGTTCCATAACATCTTCCCAAGCTGCTAATCTTACACTTACCGGTTTATTAGGGTTAGCTACGTCGCCTAATTTAGACAACATAAATATCCGGTCGTCGTTAGAAAAGCCAGCACCTAAACTTCCGTTAGGTGCGAGATCAAGAGTAAGTTGGTTAGCGCGAGTTTCCAACTTAGCAATAGCTTGCGCGCCTTCCGTTCCCCAACCGACTGATGACGCTATTTTGGAAAGAGCATTTGCGCCTAACCCGCTAGTTGATTTTTCAATTAATTGTGATATTTCATTAGACCCAGTTTTAGGATCAAAGCCAGCAACTTTAAGGGCTTGATTAGCAGCACGTTTTTGAACAGCTTCTTGTAGAGCTGGGGTTTCAACAACTCTTCCTTTTGGATTATCTTCTGAAGGAGGATACATAAATACACCGGCTTTTTCATTCCATACAGGCTTTTCTTCAACCATCAACGGATTAGTAACAGGTGGACGTGTTTTAGGAACAGGTGTAGTAGCCACAACAGGTGGATTACGTAACGCATTTACAGATGGCGCAGCTAATGTGTTTGGCGCGGTGGGGGCGCCGCCGCCGGTAACCACCCCGCCGTTAGTAGATGTGTCAGGCAGGTTTGTAATAGGGCCAACGGTTACAGTTCCACTTTTATTGTCGTAAGGGTCTTGAGCTTCGCGGAATTCACCGGTGCGACTGTTTTGTTGCAGAACACGCCGCCCAACAATAACATTTGACCAAGTACCTTCTTGATCCATTTTTAAACGTTGCCGTGCAGTTTCAGCTTGTTGATAACTTGCGCCCGAACTTACGTCCGTGTTACGGCGCGACGTAGCATCTTGCATCTTAGCTTGCGCGGTGATAGCTGCGTTAACACCTAAAGTTGCGTATTCTTTAATGCGACCAGGCTCAGCTTCAAGTTTGGCAAGCATTGCTGCTGCTTTGTCAGGGGGTAAAACACCTGTTGACACAAGATGGCTAAACGTAGACCTAGCGTAATCAAGGGTAGGGTTTTGCACCAAACCACCTAGCGCAGACCCTAACACTTCGTTAATTTTAATGCCCGTTTCAACACCTTTTTGCCGTTGCTCAAGGTCTTTACCGCGCAAGTCAAACGCAAGTTTAGGGTTAATTGCCGCAATACGTTTAAACGCAGCAGGGTCGTTAATATCGGTGCCTTGCGAGAACGCGTCGCGCAACGCATTTTGCGAATCATACTCTTGCTGCGCTTGCCGAATCTGCATCATCTGCCCCATTTGGGCAAGCATATTGGGCTGCTCTACTGGGCGTACGCCTAGCGCGATGTTGGTGTCGAGTGCCATGATTTAATCCTTAGAAATACTGACCGTAGTCTTGATTGCCAAAACCGCTACCGGTTCCAAAACCACCGCTGTTCATCATGGTGTTGTAAGTTTTTGTGGCGCCCGCTTGCGAAGTAGGGTCGTTACTATTCCGGCCCTGTAGCAAACTATTAACGTAGTAGGTGTTGGCAAGATTGCTGATACCACTCAACCCTTGGTTAAACGCGTTGGCCCCGCCGACAATACCCGACGCTTGAGCGTTAGCACCGCCGGTCAACGCGTTGGTGGCGTTTGTACCATAGGCACCTAATACACCGGTTGTGCCTTGACCGTAGTTGCCATACGCCGTGTTCATCGCGTTACCGGCGTTGCCGTAAATGCCCGATGCGCCTTGACCAAACTGCCCAATAGCTTGCCCACCGGCGCTGCCAAAGTTTGCGTTGGCTTGACCTTGCATAGCCGCTGCACTTTGACCGGCTGCTGCGCCCATTTGGAAAGGTTGAAGGGTATTGCCGCGCACCGTTTGGTAACGGTTAAATGCGTTGTTGTACTCTTGCGAGGCCATGTCTTGGCCGTACGCTTGTGAGGCTTTAAGAGCATTACCTGAAATTAAACCACCTCGCGCAGCGGCTTGGCGATCGACGGCTTTCAGTCCTTCGGACATACGGAAACCGTAGCCTGGGTCTTTGTTGGCTAAGAAATCAGCGTTGGTAAAGTCAGCCGTAGCAAAGCGACCGTAGTCTGCTGCGCCGGTGTTGCCACCAATACCCAACAACGTATTGAGTTGGTTAAGGTTGGCAACGCCTGAGGCTCTGTACGGCGCAAAGTCTTCGCGCGTTTGATCGTACATCCGTTGCTGAAACGCCATTTGCTGGTCAAGCGCGTCACGCTGGGCAAGCAGTTGCTTGTCAACAGTTGCGCCCGACGCTGCAATCTGCCGGTCGAGTGCTTCTTTTTGCGCGGCAAGCTGTTGTTGCGAAATCTGATACGACAGTTGCCCTGACTCTCTTGCGGCTTCGGCCTGTGTGTTAGCAGCGTCGCGAGAGGCGCGCGCGCTGTTTGCGCTGCCTAATAGACCCGCGCCCGCACTAATTACCGATCCAACAATAACTCCAGCCATGTTAATTCTCCGTTAATAGCATTCTAACGCCGTTGTTGTGCGCTAGGGCTAGTCTTTTATCTAGCATCCCGCACTCGGGGATAACGTAAATTCTGTTTTCAATTTCATCAATATCTTTGCAATTGTCGGGGTTGTCGTAAATGTCCACCCACACAACTTCATTTTCAAATGCGTGTGCAACACGTCGTTCGCCAATTGGCGCATCAAACTTTACTGGCGCGGTCAAAGTGTGGACTACGTCGCCAATATTAAATGCAACCGTGCCTTTTTCAATCCTGACTTTGTACGGCGTTTTATGCTTTGCACCGATCATTACTGTCCAAGCGGGAGCAATAATCTTGCGAATGTACTTGCCCTCCTCAAACGAATGAATTGTCTTAATGTCAGCCTGTGGCATTTTCAAAAGTTCGTCTTGCAGCACGTCAATCTTCTGCTGCAAGGTTGGCTTTAAAAAGTCGAGGTCAAAAGTTACTTTCAAGTCTGAAAAGTTCCTGACGTTGTAAAGACATGAATAGAGTAACCGCCAACAAACGAATAAGTACCGCCCGTTGCTTGTTGTGTGCCGAGATATTTAATAACTGCAATGCCCGAACCACCCGCACCGCCCGTACTGCCAGGATCGGGGTTAAACGGGCCACCGCCACCGCCACCACCTCTATTGGCAGTACCCGCACCTCCGCTGCTTGCGCTGTTTACGCTACCCGCGCCTCCACCGCCCGAGCCCCCCGCGCCGGTGCCAGGCGTGTAGCCACCGCCCCCGCCGCCGCCGCCATAAGTGACACTTGATCCGGTAATAGACGATGCCGTTCCATTGCCGCCGCTACCGCCGCCGCCCACGCCATCGCCGTTACCTCCGGCGCTACTCGCACCACCCCCGCCCCCGCCAGGCGAGCCAAACCCCCCGCCCCCGACGTTTCCTTGACCGGCTGTAGCCGCACCGCCACCACCACTTACGTTTGCACCACCACCACCGCCCGAGCCACCGGCACCGCCAACCGCGCCTTGCGGGCCACCGTAACCACCGCCAATTGCGGTGTTAACGCTGCTTATTAAACTATTTGACCCCGCAGTTGACACGCCCCCGCCCGCACCAATGGTGACGGTATATCCCACCGCCGTTACTATTGTTGCTGAACTAGATAGGAAGCCTCCCGCACCGCCTCCACCCCCACCGGCGGGGCCAGGGGCACCGCCCCCGCCACCACCTGCAACGATAAGGTAGTCAATAAGCAGACTGCCGCTTGTGCCAAAGCCAAACGCGCCCGCTGATGCTACACCGATGGTCGATAAACGTGGCATTTATGCGTACCTTGTTCTAGCAGCAAGCACGGTAAACGTAGCGCTTGCGGTTTTAAGAATAGCGTAAGTGTAGGTGTCTACCGAGTTAACATTACCCGCAGTAGGTGCAACACCACCTTGCCATTTAGGCGTGACCGATACGCCATCAATGGTTAACGCGCTGTTGTAATAGGCGGTTGCACCTTGGGTTGCCATAAAGGTGACGGTAATGGTCTGCCCCGTAGACATCAAGCTGTTAAGCGTAGCCGCTGATGATGCGCGTAAGTTTATTGTCCAGTTGGCGGTTGCGTTAGTCGTGTAGTACACAATGGATTGTGTCGCCACGTCGTAATTGATTGTGCCGGTAGCAGCGGTCGCCGATATAGTCGTAGTTTCAACAATGTTTTTAAAGGTATTGTTGGTGACGTTAAGCAATTGAAACCGTGTACCGTCGTATTCAATTAGCGTCAAAGCACCGGCTTGAATGTCGCCCGCCGCCAAAGCCACCGTGCCGAACTTGGTAATTGACTTAACCCCAAGCGTGTCGATGTCGATTGTGACGGCAGCGGTGTTGGCGTTCTGAGCAATAAAGCTGTATTGTGCGCCCGCAGCATATCCTGACAATGCGGGTGTAGCCAAGCCGGTTAGCGTGTTTGTACCGGCAACCGTAATTAGGTTGCTAAAGGTTGTCGTGTCGTTAATTGCCGGAATATTGTCATACGACCCAATCTGAACGTAAGTCGAGGACTTCAGCACAAACTTGTACAGCACCCCGCCGTCTAGCCAAATCTCATTTGGTGTGCGCCCTGCCGCGTCCAACACAATCGGGTTGGTGTTGTTGGTCGTGCCGTCGCGGGTAGTGTAAGTTGTAACTGGCGTGGTAGTGCCCGACAGGTAGGTGTATATCAAGCCGCCGGTCAGAGGTGCGCCATTGGCATCTGAGAATTGCGCGCCCGCACCGGCAAAGGCTGAAAGATTGATGGACATTAGACTATCCCTGTAATGATGCCGTTGACGACCGTCACGGTTTTAGAATCGGTTGTTGTAAAAGTGCCTGAAGCCCCGCCCGCACCGCCGCCCAATTGTTCGTAGAGAGCATTAAAAAATCTAAACCATTCGCGTGACATGAGCCCCGTAGCTGGGTCTACAACAGGCACCCGAGGCGCGGGAATTTGAGTAATGTTCATGCTTTGGTCGCCTCAACGCTAAGTTCAGCCGCCATGATGGCAATCTTAACTGGATCGGTGCCTGAAATCTCATACACCCGATCACGCAGCTTTTCAGTCATCCCAAGGCGTCGCCAAATGACACGTTTGCCGTACTCACCCACGCCGCCCATTGACTTCCAATGCTCGTTTGACCATGTGTGACCGCCGTCATCCGACCAGCGCAGCATGACCTGTGGCTGCACAAAGTCATCCACGGCGTTAATGATTTCAATCTGATCGACAATGCCAAGTGAGCCCGATACAATCAAAGGGCTCAAGTACACACGCCCTGGCACCTCGACCACGCCAGGGAGCCCCACACCGGCTTCGCAGTTTAGCTGCAACGAATGTTGGGTGGTACGTTTAAAGTTATTAGTGCCGGTGGGCAACGCCCGCCATGAACGCAACCATTTCTGAGTGCGTGGGCCATCTGCGTAGACCTCCAGATCAAAGGCATACAAGTTGCCGTTTTGAAAGTCACCTACGATGACTTCGTTATTAAAAAACATTTGGCAATTGCTACGATGACGACTAAAGTCGCCGTTACTAAAACTTGCCCGCTCATGCCATGCTTGCGCGGCAACGTCATACACCCAAGTTGCTTGCGCGGTGGGGAAGGTCAAGACGTAAAACGAATGACCGTCTTGCTGATAGGTGTAGGCAATGGCGTCCGAGATGTCACCGTACTGTTGAATCTGCCACTCAATTGCGTGGGTGCTGATACGCACACCGGTGTAGCCTTGTGAGCGGTAGACAATGCCTTGCCCACGGTTATCTGCGCCTAGCCAAAACAAACCGTTGTCTAGTTTGGCAACCGAAAAGGTTGCAGCGCATCCAATTTCATTGAACGCGCCTTGGATTCTTTGTAAGGGAAAACCCGAACCTTGGGCTGCGTTGTACCAAACTTCAACCGAAGTTGTGCCAAACAACCAAATCTCAGAATGATCGGTAATGGATGACACTAAACCGTCAGGGTTGCCCTCGGCGCTTGCAAAATCAAGCGGGTCAACAGCAAGTGGGTTAAGCAAATCTGTTACCCACACGCGCTGGCTGTCGGGCTCGATAAACACAAAGTAGCCGTCAAGGTACGAAACCGTTAATGCGCCAGGGAAGTCTACGTCCGTAATCTGTGCAAACACGGTAGTTGTAGCGTTGTAGATAAAACTTGGGCCATTACAAGCCACAAACAAATGGTTGCCATCATCAGCCATTGACACCGGCCCATCGTTGGCAACTACGCCGAGCGTTGTAATGGCGTATTGATTATCAATGCGGTAAAGCGTATTGCCCGACACAACGTAGCCGTAACCACCGTATTGCCACAAGCCCCGCACGGGGCCGGTGCCCACGGCGACTAATAACTGAAGCCCTGGCGCTCTATTTAGAAACGCAGGTTCTAGACCGCCCTCGGCGACCACCTCGGGGAACAAGTTGATCATACGGTTGTCGGCAGCGTTGACGCTGCGAGCCGTATATGCAGAACCGAGGATAGGCGACTTCATCAATAATTACCGGCAAAGATGTTGAACCGTTGACGCGTCGCAACAATCGAATAAGGCAACGACATAATATCGTCAGGGTTGTTGATGCGTTTCAAGTTGCGCTTAGAGTACATGGCGATGCGCGACACTTGGGGGCTAGGCTCGACACCAAACTCAGGTGCAATTTCACACGCCAAGTTGTAGCGGAATGCGCGAAGGTAGCCTGGCGGGAACGCCAAGGGCGTAGACAACAACGCGGGGGTAGTTAGTTCTTGCACCGACACAATGTGCCATTCCAATACCTTGGTGGGCACCGGATAGACGGTCATTGTAATGTCGGGGTAAGTCATGTTGACAAACATGACTTGAGGGTAAGTTGACGTCACGGTCTTGACCGCAATGCCGTTGTACTGCTGTTGGTTGACTAGCTTGATACCAAACGAAATGTTAGACGACGGATCACGAAAGTAAGTCGAGTCATCTACTAAAATAGGGCGGTTGCCCACAAAGTCGCCCGTGGGGCCGAGCGTGCGCGTAGCAAAGTTTGGCAACCAAGAGAAGACTTGATCTTGCGTTGAGAACACCGACAAACGCTCGGTGTTCCATGAGTCAATCATTTGATTGAGTGCTGCTAACGCGTCGGTAGCGGTCGCAGCCGACGGTTCTTCACCTTCAGCCAGTTGACCGATTAGGCGTAACGCCCCATTGATTTGATCACCGGCTGTGGTTGTAATCATACTTACTCCGTTTTACGACGTCGTTTTAGCTCATTTACAGGCGCAGCCTCAACCACCGGCGCGTCTAAATTGTACACTTCCCACCCGTTTTGAACATCAGCTTCGGCTTCAGCTTGCATCGTAGCAACTTTAGTACCGTGGATTGGGTGTTTAAGATAGATTTGCATTCAGAATCCTTATGCGAGGGGCGAGGATCGCCCGCCCCTCTACGCATTAACCTGCGATGCGATAAGCAACAAAAGTGTTGTCAGCGGTCTTGCGAACACGCCAATTGCAAGCTGTGTTAGCCGAAACTGCTGCGACACCAACCAAAGTCACGCCGGTGTTAGCCGTGACCGTAGCGGCGTTTGTGCCGCCGATGTTGATGATGTGAAAATCAAACGAACTGTTGACTTTCATACTAGAGAAAGCTGCTTCAAGATCAGTACCCAAAGGCATGGTCAAGTTAACGGCTGCGCCAGTGTAAGTGATGATACCGGTGGCTAACTCGGCAGCGGTCAAAGTTGCCGCTGCTGTTTTAGCTACTGGTGCTTGTTGAGTTCCGAGGATAACCTCGCCGAGATTGCCATCACCGATCTGATAGCCGCCTGCGCCATTTGGAAGTGCCATGATGAAATTCCTTTAAAAGTTTAGAAGAGGGGGCTTACGCCCCCACTCTGTTTAGCCCCACAAACGAACGGCGGTGACCGGACGGATTGCGTTAAAGCCGTACAAGACGTCCACACGGCAAGGCATACGGTCGTTGTTGATGTCGTACTGACGCACGATACGCAACGAAATACCGTTATGCACTTGGCGCGAAGCCATGTCCACACCTTGTGGCAACAGCAAGTCAGCGGTAGCCAACGTGATCGCATCTTTGTGATAGATCAAGTTTTGTGGGTACGCTGTAGCTGAACCACCCAAGAACGTCAACGCGGCGCTAGCGGCGGGGAACGAATTCACAGTAGCCAAGGCGTTAGTTGAAGTGAAGATTGGTGGTTGAACCGACAACGTTGCTGTAGTTGTTGACGAAACAGTTACGTCAGCAGTTACGACAAATTGCTGCAAAGCACCAGTTGTCTGACGGGTCTGTGGGTTGACTGCAAACACGTTGGCAATGGTGAACACATCACCGATCTTGAACGTGGGTGAGCCGCTTGTAAAGCTGATGTCAATTGATGTTGCACCTTGGGTAGACACAGCAGTTGCCACGATTGGGGCAGTTGGTGTGACACCGGTTGTGTGCTGAACAATCGACTGCGACATATTGATCTCGTCTAAGCCCAATACGCCTTCGCCCATCATACCGTTTTTGAACTGACGGCTGATAGTACCGGTTGGGTTAAACAGACCTTTTAGGCCCTCGACCAAACCGGCGTTAGCGGCTGGGTTAACAGTCGCATAACGTGGGTTCATAGGTGTGGCAAATTCGTTCAACTTCTGTTGTGCTTGAAGCAGAACTAGTGAAGTCGAAGGAGTTGAGCCAGGTGTGCCCACCGAGTTGTAAATGCCTTTGTAGGCGGTTGCCACGTCAGCGTCAACGCTTGATGCCAACTGTGAAACGCGAGGCTTCAGAACGCGTTCTGCGAAGTCATCTAACTGCATGGTGAGTTCGGCAGAGGTGAAGTTCACGCCAATGTGCTTTTGGCTCGACACAGTCAAAGTTGTAAACTGTTCGTTGTCGTCCTGAACTTGCAAGGCGGCACCGTCAGTTACCAACGCGCGGTCGGGTAAGCGAATACGCAGGGTTGAACCAATTTTTGCGCCTTCAACGGCGAATGAATCGTCATACTGACGATTGACGTTGCGACTGATCACCAAGTTGTTCTCGAGGATTTCGAGGGATTTACGGGTGATCATGTCAATGGTAAGAATGCTATTTGCCATGATAATTTCCTAAAATAAGTTAGCGGAGGCGCGCTTCGTGCTTCTTTACCTGACGCAATCTTTCTGCCTCAATCCACTCGGAAGTAGACATTGACTTGATAGAGCGTGGA